TGATTGAAGGTTGAGTTTTTCTCCAACATTGAATTCTGTCTTCTCAACAGAAATATCAAATTCTGGATAATCATCTTTTAGAATAATTGTGCCAAAAGAATCTTGAATTGTATTTGCAATACCAGTGTTCGTAGAAATATTATCCGTTTCAAGATCTATTGTTACAGTATCACCAAAAACACTTCCTGCAATTTGGTAGTTTGAAACTTTGAAGAATTTAAAACCATAATCTTCAGAATTAAATCCAGAACCTGCTGTTCCTACTTTTGTAATTCCTTCAATAAAGACTTCTTGGCCAATGGCAAATGGATTTGTAGAAAATCCATTCAGTGGTGTTGTAATTATGCATGTAAATATTCCTGTCGAATTTGAATCAACTCTAACAATACTTATTCCATTCGTATTATTAGTTGCGAATAGTTTTGCTCCTTCATCTGGAACTCCATTTGGATTTTGGAGAACATTTACTTCAGAAATTGAATTGCCGCCCAGTTTTGCTTCCAATAATCCATCATTGATTTTTAATCCAGTGCTTGTATCTACAATAACAATGTTTGGAATTTCAACATATCCCCTTCCGCCATTTGTAACAGAAACAATACCGACCGTATTATTATCAATTAAAGTAAGTGACTGTACTGATTTTCCTGTTGGAGATAATGTCTCATCAGAAGGATACTCATTCTGACTAAGAATGAATTCATATTCTTTAACATTACCTATGACATCTGATTTTGGAATGACAGATAATCCACTACCATTAGATGTTATAGTATCTACGTATGCAGGTAAAGATTTATACCCGATACCACCTGAAGTCAGTTTTACTTTGTGTACAGGACCCGATGCATTTTTATTAGTAGTTCTATATTCTAAAGTATTGCATTGATCCTTTAGATATGAATTTCTTTCAGGCCTTCTATTGAGAGAGAATGTAAAAGTTGTTGATCCAATGCTAGATATGGAATAATTTTTGTTATATTCACTAGATTCAAATACTATTTGTGAATTATTTTTAGATTCCTTATCCGCTGTGCTTATTTGGCCACCATTCTCCAAATTATAGAAAATTACTGGTGGAAGATCCTTATCAAATTTTATTGTCTTTGTATTTGATGTTGAGGAGATTATATGTGTATTTGTAGTTCCCGTAGATACAAACTCTCTATTAAATTCGGAATCGTAGAAAAACTTTAACTCATAGTTGCCCAGAGATGATGTATCAAATACAATATCATTACTATTGATAACTTTAATCTGTGGATTAATTAATAATAATTTGTGACCAGATCCATCATTCGTAATATTTACTTTATTCGTATCAATATTAGATAATCCATTGATTGATTCGCAAAGAATTATTTTATTAGAATCTTGAACATATATGAAATAAGATTCACCATCAGTTAATCCAGTAGCTGCTGATGTAGCTTTGTAGAGTACTCTATCTCCGGTTGTATATCCATGAGAATTAATTGTTATGGTATCATTGTCATTATTAATATCGCCAGGTGCAAATTCCAATGGGTTGATGGTCAACAATCCAGTCTGAGAATCTCTTTCAACTTTAATTGATGTTGATGTTCCAATACCAACAGAAAGATTTGAATCGACAAAAATTTCCACAGAATCTCCTTCACTCAAATTATGATCTTCTTCTGTAGTAACTGTAGTTGTTATTTTTTCGACCAAGCATTTCTTTTGATTGAACTTAGTTTCGAACAAATATTCATCAGAATCTAAACCAGAAGTATGGAAAAATACCTGATCACCCGAAATTGTTGTCTTAATACCAATATGATTTGAATTAATGTTAATTACATATACAGTATTGGGCATATCATAAGAATTTGTTCCATCTGTAGAAACAGAAACTCCAGTACCAACATAATTAAGTTCTTGATTAGTCCTGAATGGATGATTTCTTAAATATATTGATTGTGTTGGGATAGAAAGCGATACATTACGTGATGCATAATCAAACGTAGTTTGATATTGTTCTCCGGGAATAGTTCCAATTCCAATAGATTCTGTTGGATTAAAATATACTTGTTGATTCTGAGTGGAGTCAATAATATTCTTTACATTAGCTTTAATAGTAAATGAATCATTTACAAATGATATTGTACTACCTATAGAAATCTCTGGAGTAGTAGACCTGCCTACTCTCAAAATATTTTCTGGTCTTGCAATATCTAATAATGTATAATAATCTGTACCAATAAGAACACTACTGCCAACACTTACATTTTCTGGTATAGATGACACATATAATTCTGTAGTTCCAATTCCGGCAGCTATAGAAGATAATGCAACAGAATTTGGGGTAGTATCAATAGAAATTTTCCCAACTACAGAATCCTGTCCAAAAACTGTACTTAGTCCAGATAAAATTACATTGTCTCCTGATCTCAAACTTAAAATATTATTTGGATAAATTCTAAGATTTGATGAATTTTCTTTGACAATTAGACTATCAACATATGAATTTACTACTGTTTCCATTTTAGAAACAGTTTCTCCTTTAATAACTTCTACAGAAGCACTAATACCACCACCAGATGTATCCTCATTATCAAATCGAAGAAGATCTCCAACTTTATAATTGTCACCATTATTAATAATTTCAAAAGATTTAACAGATCCACTAGTTACTGAAGAAACTTTTATGCCATCATTATTATAATCACCAATTTTTGTTAGGAAATCATAGCTCCCTTCTCTCGAAAATACTTTATATGGGAAACTATTTCTCAAAAGTTTATTTGATGCAAGATCATATGATTGATTCAATAATCTATTCTCAGAAATGAACTTGGATTCATAAGTATTTCCAATAAAATATGGGAATATTGGATCTCCAGATGTTGATACTAAAGCAAAATATGCATATACTCCATTTGGAAATTCTGGTGTTTTTGTAAATCTACCATTATTTTTATCTAAAGTGCCATTTTGTGGTTGATACTCAAAATCTTCAAAGAAGAATCCAGATTCAAATCCAGAAGGTCTATCAATAATGTTACTACTTTGATTTACATAACCAGAAGACATTAATACTTTATCAGAAGTTGAATCCATTGGATCAACAAAACCATATGGCCCATAAATTGGATTCCCATCATATGCCCATCCAATAATTGGAGAATGTTTTGGATTTGGATCAACTGTAGAACTTTCACCAAAAGAATCTCTTATTTTTTGATTATAACCTAAAACTTTGTACTGTAGTCCATTATCAGTATCAGCAAATATTTCATTCCCAAATCTCAAATTATTATTTACTGTTAGTTCTCTTATAGAAGATTCGAGGACAACATTTTCTCCTGAAGCCTCTACTTTTATAGTAGTATTAAATGGGTCATATCCAATACCACCATTAATAACTTTTGCTCCGGTTATGATTCCATTAGAAACAATGGCTCTAAGTTTAGCTCCAGATCCACTTCCAGTAGAATCTACTGCACTTAATTTTGGAGTTGAGAAATATTCTTCTCCACCAAATCCAATATTGATTGATTTTATTATACCATTAGTAATATTTGCAGATAATTCAGCATTTTTTCCATTTTTTATCGCTATTGTGGGAGTTTTCTTCAAATTTAATATTGAAGATCCATACGAAGTTCCATTTTCGTAAATATAACAATCAATAATGCTTCCACTTACCTCCGGAGTAACGATAAGGTTGCCTTGACCATTAGGAGATTCGTATGATACATTTACTTGAATGTCTGGATATTTGAAATATTGGTATCCAGACCCAATAGACGTAAAACTAACATATTTTGACAATTCAAAATCTGTAGTATCCGTTCCCCCAACTCCAGCATTAGATAATCTAAAATAGTCCTTCGAATCAGCAGTCACATAATATTGATTAGTGGTATTTAATCCAGTAATTCCTGCAGTTTCATATGAATACTCAATAAGTTCTCCAGTTTTAAATCCATGATTTTCAAATGCAATAGTATTTTCCGTTAAAGATACATTTGATGGTTTTATTATCAACCTTCTATTAGTATAATTTTCTCCCCCAGATATTACTACAATATCACTTATATTTCTTTTGAATTCTGCAGTTTTAAAATACTGAGTTCCTACAGATGCACTTGTAATATCGACCGTTCCAATACCAGAAATTGCTTCTGACGAAGAAAAATGAAGAGTAATTGAATTATTGTTAACATACCTCGCAAAATAATTTCCATTACTTGCCAATGTTGTAGATCCAGTACTAATCAAATTATTTGATTGGGGTTGATAAATTATTTCTTCTCCGGTAGTTAAATTGTGAGGTTCATCAAAAGTTACTACATTAGTAGTAATATTAATTCCTCCACCTGCAGTAGAGTCTTCAGAACTGAAAGATAATTCTCTGTGCCTATTTGCAAGTACTGCTTCAAAAGATGCCCCTTGCCCATTTCCCCCCGATACGGATATTGAGCTAACGGAATCAATATCAAAATCTTGAGGGTCTACAAAAACGTCTGTAAAAGAACCTGAAATAACAGGTTGTACTTTACAAGTTGTTCCTGCACTAGCACTTACCTCCAATTGTGGTGGATTTATTACGTCAAAATCATTTGTACTACTTAAAACTTCAATACTTTCTATTGGTCCAAAGTAAATCTTATCGTTCGACTTATAGTTTGAAATTTCAACACCATTGATCAAAATTCCTGTCGATTCATTAGCATAAGTAGAATCTTTTTCTCTACTATCAATACTTCTTTGTAAGTTATTTTTGAGTGGAAATTTTCTTAAAATATTTGTTGGTGATATCTTTCTCGATCTCTGACTGTATAAAGTGAAATCGTGCGATCCAAAATCTTGGGTATTTGGAGTAAATATCAAATAATTTGAAGAACCAATAGTTTGTCTAGAAGAATAGAGTTTAATAGTTTTCTTTAAAGAATCTATTACTTCAACATAATAAGAGCCTGTTGATAGTCCAACTAATCCCGAACCACTATACTCATAATAAACTTCATCACCTGTTATAAATTCCGAAGGAGTTGCAAATTTTATAACATTATACGTTCCCCTTTGAATAACACCATCTGTACCAATTCCAGATATGCTAACTATGTTTTTAGATACCAATTCTTTATCGATATTATAACGATAAGTAAATGTAGTATTCGCTATCTCTCCAGAAGGTAAAGAATTTGATGCAACATATGCATATTCATCATCACCATCAACATAGAGATTTTGAATATCTGATAAAATATTCGTATATTCTAATGGTACTGTATTACTAATTGGATGATTTAACTTTCTTCTTAGTTTATACTCATCGAAGTTGCCAGTTTGAAAAGATCCAGAAAGGGTTGGTCTTTTATTATCAAAACTTATACTTTGAATATAAACATCATCGGAAGTAATAGCTAAAACTTCCGACCCAATTCCAGATCTTTCTACTAATTCTACTCTATCCCCTACTTTGAAACTAGACCTATCAATCGTTCCCGACAAAGTATAGTTTGATAATATTTCTACATCATTAGAACTTGCACTGTTGTATATCCAAGAATTTGCAAATAAATTTTTATAATTGGTTTTATCAATTGAAATATTATCACCAATACCTTTAATAGTAACTCTATCTCCAACACTGCTTAAACTTTTAATTTCGGAAGTTTCTACATCTGATGTTACATTAGATACTCTAAGAAGAACTTTTGTTTCTTCAGATATTACTCCATTTTCATATCCAAAATATGTATTTGAAGAAACAACTAGATTTGTTTTTTTACTAAACTTTGTGATGTCAGAGGAATCAACAAAAAATTGATTTAAGTTCTTACTAGTGTAAGAAACTTGCATGGTTCCATTTGAATCATCCGGGTCAATAATAGAAATTACTCCAGACTCTGGAAATCCAACTGTAGAATCAACGGTAATTAATGAGTCCCCAACATTAATACTTTCTATAATTTTTGTCGAAGATGTTGGCTCAAACGTTCCATTAATAGGATTGTCATTGCCATATCCAGTAAATAATGATAATCTATAATATTTTTTGCCTTGAATAGAAATTATTTCAATATCCGAAATTGAAGCATTTGTTTCCAAGTCTGATGACTTGTAAATTGTTTCTCCTTTTAATTTGAGTGGATTTTTTTGGTTAAGACACTCTGCTAAAGTTACTTCATTCCTATTAAATTTTGCATAAGATGGCTTTATCAGAAGATTTTCAAGATTAACTATAGTTGGGTCAATACCAAAAAGAACATTAAACAAAATTCTATAGGATTCTTCTGTACCTTTAGACTGATATAAAGACTTTGAATACTTTAAAAATGTTCCTACATTAACTTCTTTGGAGAAACTAACTCCTTGAAGTCCTGGAGCAATTGAATATTTTACCTTATTATAAAATTCTTTTAAGAACAATGAACTGAGATTTTCAATTTTTGTTCCTGAAGGATGTGATGATGCATTGGAAGATAAGAATACCAGTTCCTCTGGATTATCTTGGTCATGTAATTCAGAAACACCACTAAATCCGCGAATACATCCAGTAAAAGATGTTGCGGTTAATCCAGTATATGTGACTATCTCTTCACCAATTTTGATTAGGCCATATTTTTTAGGAAAACCTTTCGTATTTGAAACGAAAATATTTGTATCTGTGTCACTTATTTGTGCTGAGAGAGAAGATTCATCAACAATTACTTCAGAAACAAGATTATCTAGATCTAGATACTGATCTAGATTTTCTACAATATCAACAGAAGCACCTTGATTTTCTTGTGAAATATAATACTGCTTCAAAAACTCCGCAGTTTTTGGACTTTCATCCAAAATAAATTCAGGAAGTTGATTTTCAATAACTTCCTGAATCTGAACTCTTTGTTCAAAGCCTGTCTGTATCATTCTACTCTCTTATAAGTTTTCCGTTTGAATAACTTGATGTATAATAATTTTTGATAAATTTGGTTCCGGAAATTTCATCTCCGGAAGACATTACATCTCTAAGCATATTTATTGTGCTTTTATTAACACTAAACATCAAATAGAGATCCTTCAATCCGATAACATCATTGGACTCTGGGAAAGCCTGCACTTCAATAATATTATTCTCTTTAACAGTACTAGTAATATTGACAGTACCTAGATTTATTTCACCTTTTAAGTAATCTATGGTTCCCGCAGATGTCACAACAACCTTAGCAGTATCAGATCCAGTTGGTTTTACTATTGATAACGTGCCAGTTTTTTTATCTGCATTTGGGACATCAGTCAGATAAACCACATCACTTTCTCCGGAAATATAGAATCCGGTAGATTTAATATTATATCCATTTGCTTTAACATGGAATTGGTTACCAAAGCACAATTCATACTGTGCAAATTGATTGATTGCTGCTTTTAAATCCCTACGTATAATAA